AGTTCAGCATGTTCTGATAGTCGGTGGACTCCAACATGGCGCTGGCATCCTCAAAGCCCAGCACCCGCGCAGTCAGCGCGTTAAGGTCAGCAATGCCAACATCACGCATGGTTGCGGCCACGTTCTCACGCTGCACAGCCTGCACAGATCCCTCTCCCAGCACAACGCCGCTTGCAGCAGCTCTTGCGCGGATAGCTGCGTTTGTTGCCCTCATGTTTTTCAATAATGAGTTACCAGCAATTTGGTAGTTCTGTGCTTCAAGCTCAGCCTTCTTGATCGTGCGTCCAGCTTGGATCGTGGAGTACTGCTCAGACATATCTGCGCGAACTTCAGCCACCGCCAATGTGTCACGCGCCTGCAGCAGGTAGCTTGTCTGCTGATTGATGGCTGCGGCTTTTTGCGCCTGCGATTCACCGTAGGCTCCAATTACTCCTGCAATTCCAAGCGCTTGTCCTGTTGTTATTGCCATGTCATGTCCCTGAGAAAACAGCTACTCGGTAGTCCAAGCCCAGCAGGTTCATCTTGACCGGCAAGTCTTGGGATACCTCAATGGACTGCTCGCGGCTGTAACCAAGCACGCCATTGATGCGCTTGATGCCGGTGAACTCTGGTATGGGGTCATCCAGCAGCGGGTTGTCAAATAACCTAAACGCTACCGGCTGGTTGTTGATGATCATGTTCTGAGTCTCGTTGACCACTGCGCTGATTTCCACAATGCGCTTCTTGAACGACACCCGGCTGCCGGTTTGCAGCTTAACCTCGGCAGGCATGGTCTTGACATAGACCGTGATTGGCAGGCCAACCTCATAACTGGTCACTGACTCGCGGTCAAAGGTCACAGCGCCACCAGCACTTACAGTTTCATTACCTTGTGGTGAACCATCGCAGATCACGTTGAGCGACTTACCAATGTGCGGCAGGCCAGATCCGACACCACCCGCAGAGGCACCAACAAACGCGCAGTCGGTGAAATACTCGTAGCCAAAGAGCTCAATGAAGTACCTGTCAACGCTGTTGAACGTGCGCTTGGTCACCACATAGATGGCGTTTACATCCACACCCACATCAATGTAGGAGCCATCTGTGATGAACTCAGATGGGCTGGTCACCTGCTGGCTGCGCATGATGCTGAACACCGCCATGGTGCCGTCATCAGTGTTGGTCATCAACAACAGGTCGGCTTCCTCTGTGCTTGATGCCTTACGCAATGCAACCCGCTGAGGCCCCTTGAGCAGGTGGCCAGACAGCAGCGAGATGCGCTGGGTGATGTAGGTCAGCTGCGTGTCGTTAAACACAAACTCATTGAGTGACTTGCCTTGGCGCTGAATGTAGATCGATCCAGACTCAACCGATTGCACGCGAGTGCCAGCCTTGATGCCGTTGCGGCTCACGTTCTTGAATGTAAAGGTCAGCGGCGTGACTGGGTCGGTGCCCTGCTGCGGCACATAGAACTCACCGCCAGAGGTGAACACTTGAAAGTCACGCGAGCTGATGATGTCAGTGATCACGTTCAAATCGTTGGTGTCCAGCGTGGCCTCGACCGCGTCATCATCCAGCGACTCGCTTGGCACAAAGTCAAAGAACAGGCCAATCTTGGACCCCCAGATCGTGGATGGCCGCGACTTGCTGCCACCAAAGTAGAGCCTGCCTTCGTGAAAAGTCACAGTGCGTGGCCAGCCCTTGCCTGCGCTCCACACATCAACATAGCCGTGCTCAAGCTCCCAGCGGCCACCATCAATGGCGGTGGTGTTAAAGAATGGGTACTCTGTCACTGCCTCAACCACTGTGGCTGATACATACCGCACAATCCTTGCGCGACCCTGCGGCTGCGCATTGATGTACTGGTTGACAGACAGCGCTGAAAACGTGGTTGTGGTGTAGGTGCTTGTGCCGTTTGGCGTGACGGTGAAGGCCTCGCCGACTGTCGCCACCTTGGTAGTGCCGTTGTAATCTTCAATGAGCCGAGTTTGGCCAGAGCCTGTGCCGCCTGTGATGTTGACGTACATACCGTTGTAGATGTCATCGGTCGCACTTGCTGTTACTTTTAGCGTCACCGTTGTGCTGGTGCCTGCCTGCAGTGTGCCAGAGTCGTGATGCGTGGTGGAGGCTGTCAGCGTGACATTTCCAGACACGGCTGACGGGGTCAGCGTTGATCCATTGTTTGTGTGGAAGTCAATGTCGTATGCATACTTGGGTATTGAATCAAACGTGATTGATGTGGCAGTCCAAGCGGTGTCGCTGGTTCTGGTAATGCGCACCGGCTGCAGATCTGGATGCACCACGATCAATGTGTCGGCAGACTGAGTCCAGCACATATCGTCAACAATGCTGGATCCAATGGTGGTGGTCAAGTAGCTGTTGCCACTGCCGTTGATGTTGGCCTGTACCACGCCATTTTTGATGACATGCATGCGGTTGTGGGTAAAGCACAACATGTAGCTGTCATCCACAGAAAACTGGAATGACACCAAGCGCACGCCGTTGCCAGCTGACTCGGTGCCAGTGTGCGGCAGCGCAAAGATGTGCTTACTGCCGGGCCTACGGCGCAGGCCACCTTGCGGCTGGATCAGTACGTTGGTAGCCTTGGCCAAAGCGTTGCCGTATGCGGCCAAGTCAACCCGCGCACGCAGCAATGGGTCGAGCTCGCCTGTGGCGAAGTTGGTGGTGAACTCTACAAAGCGTGGCATCAGTTCCTCACCGCAATCAAACTGTAGTCTTCAATGATGCGCATCGGGTTGTTCTGGCCATCAATTTGCATGGCTTGGCGCATGTAGCCACCACGGCCATTCTCAGATGGGTCACCTGTGGCCACACGCTGCCATCTGGCAGATTTGTCTTGCTGCTCGGTAATGGTTTCAGCAATGTGCCAAGCCACCATGTACTTGAGCAGCTGCACAAAGTACTGGGGCATTGCAAACTCTGGCACGCTGAACTGGTAATCAATAAAGACGCTGGTCAGGTTGGTGAGTAGCTTGTCGCCTTGGATCTCCCAGTCCTTTTGCACTGGGCTGCCGGAGTTGGCGCTGTTGTACACGGCACGGGGGTTGGCCAGTTTATCGCCGGGCAGCTGATACTCATAGCGCCAGACAGTTGTTGGGGTGGTGATGAGCTGAGCCAGCTGCACCTTCTTCATGCCAAAGCTCCACGGGTACATGACCAAGGTGGAGTCGCGAATATCGGGATAGAGTCGGTCGCAAACGCTTGACTCGTCGGTGCCGTCGTTAAAAGACGAAATAGCCTTGGCACCAATCAGGAGCAAGGCATCAGAACATATCGATACACCAGTGTCGCCAGCAGCCATTTGAACCTCTCAATGTGAGAAAGGCCATCCTCCGAGGATCCCCAGAAGATGGCCTAGCTAACTGACCATCAATTAGTCAGTGTCAGTTGCGCTTACGGTTGTGCCGTCAGCAATGTCAACCACACCAGCTGAAGACACAGCGTTGACGTAAGTCAACACTAGGCTTGGGGTAGTGGAGTCATAGACAAAAAGAATGTCACCGACTTTCAACAGCGATGCAATGCTGTCAAAGTAGCTCACAGTGTTAACCGTGGCTTGGGTATCTGCTGTTTTGTACAGATACATTGATGGTGCATTGCCAGATTTGGCAGCGCATACGGTTACAAAACCAGTGCTTGAAAATGCCATGTCAGTCTCCTAGATTAAGTTTCACGGCAGGTGATCTTGACGATACCTTCATCGTCAATGGCAACAGCGCCAGCACTGAAGACCTCGTTCACCAACCAAGAAGTCTTCTCAGCGATGTAGTTGATCTCAGTTCTCATGGCAATGCCTTCACCGTAGCCAACTGCATCCTTGTGGAATGCAAAGCAGCTGCGATCAAGTGAGGCATCAATAGCCAAGCCGCCTTCAGAGCGGTCACCCAAGACATGGAACGTGAAGCCCAAGTAGGTGTTGAGCTCGCCCTGCACCAGCGCTTTAACGCTGTTGAAGTCGGAGCTGGTCACGCTAGTCTCAGACAGCAAGTTGGCCAAGCCATTTGCGTGAATGATGATGTGGCGGCCATCGGGTGGAACATTGTTCTTGTCCATTAAGCGCTTAGCTTCGCGCAGCTTGGTAATGTTCATATTGGTGTTTGAGCCGCCAATGCTGTTAGCCACTGTCAAGCTGGTGCTTGATGCGGTAAGTGCATCCAAAATCATCTGATCTTGGCGACGGCCCATAGCGCCAGCAACAACTTGCACCAACTCTTGGCGCTCATCGAAGTTGACCTTGGCTTGGCTGAAAATGTCAGAGTACTCTGCTGCGTTGTAGTCAGCCAAAGTCAAAGTGACTGAGCTAAATGCAACATTCAGAGGTGTGACATCGGTTTGGGGAACGCGAATAGTTGCGACACCCTTGCCTACTTTGGGGAACTTAACAGTTGAACCTTCGACTCCACGACGCTGGCGAACCGCCGGAACCAACTTTGCCATACCTTGGTAGGCTTGTTTGACTTCCGCGTCGAAGAGAGTAACGAAGGCATTGCTTAAAGAAATGCTCATTTGGATACCTCATTCGGTTGTTGAAAAAACAGGGTTCTCGCGACGGTGAGCCTAAAAATTAGGGCCGAATGCTTGCTGGTATCGCCAGCCAATCGTCAGCATCCGCTGCGGTAAGGGTCGGTTGCCCGGTGGGCCTTGGCGCGATTGTATGACTTTTTTGACAAAAGCAATAGGGGGGCTTGACTGTTGTACAAAAAAGACCCAGCCGAAGCTGGGTCAAAGGGCAACTGCATGCCTTAGAGAGATTATTTAAAACTTGCTTGAAACATCTTTTCGACCTTGGTGCGGTAGCCGGGGTCGGTTTTGTAGCGTGGATCGTTGACCATTTGGTAAAGCTCATCCTTGCTGGGTGCGCCTTCAAGCGGTGCGCTTTGGGTTGGGACTCGGCCTTCGTAGGCTTCGCGCACCTTCATCAACGCAGTGATGCCGCGAGCGGTGCCACCCATAATTTTGAATTCCTCGAAATCATCTTTTGACCAGACACCCTTGTTGACCAAGCCGCGAGCCCAGTCCACCATGCCGTTGACGATTGCGCCACCGTTGGGGCCCAGCTGCTTCATCTCCACAGCTGGGTCAACCATGTCGCCTTGCATCAGCTCACGCGCTTGGGTTTGCAGGTTGCCTACCAAGTCATCAAATGCAGCCTGCGACAGACTGTTGTCCTTTGCCCATGTGGCCAAGGTAGACGCAATAGGGTTGGTTTCGGCCTCTTCGCCAAAGGCCTTGAGGTCATATTTGCCATCTGCTGGCGCTTTGTGCTTGCCTTGGCTGATTTGCTTGCGCAGATCCGACCAGGATTTTGCAATGCCTTCTAGGTCAGGCTCGTTGGAGTCCTTCTTCCAGAAGTTTTCTGGCCAGAAGTCTGGCCGCTCCAAAGGATCATCGGGCTCAGACGCAGCCAACGCATCTGGCGCAACGGCTTTGTGGTCAATCTCTACGGCTTGTGGATTGGTCGGGGTGGTTTGGTCATTCACTTGCACGTTGTCAAGTAGGCCGGTTCCACCGGGCTCGACGGTTGCTGTGTCGTTCATAGTTTCCTTGCTGAGTTAATCCGCACCTCAATGTCCCTCACGACCGTCCTTTGCCCTTCAGCAAAGTAGGCGTGTGAAGGGTCTGTGCCCGGCACGGCGATGGGCACATTCACATACATGTGCTGCAACCACTGCAGCAGCTTCTGGCCATCCTCAGAGCCAAACACTCGCAGCGTCAGCTTGGCCAAGTCTTCGCGCTTTTGATCAACCTCGCGGATATCGCTTGGCTGGCCAATGGCTTCTAATTCATCCCAGCTCATTTTTCTGGCATCTCCATCATTTCGTCTTCATCAGCAAATGGCGACATGCCAGACTTGATGCGCATCTTTGCGTGTTCATAGGCCTTGTCCATGATGGATGGCGGCATATTTGTAAAGAATGATTTACTCTCCACATCTGTGCTTAATAAGTAATTTAATTCTTTCTTGGTAAGCGTTGGGACAATCAAAGGTATTTCCAGCTCTTTGCCGTCCATACCCACGCCCACAGATATCTCTGTAGACACATCACCGTCGCGTCTTTTGAGCTCGCCAAAATAACCCATGCCTTTTTTTTCGCCGTCTGGTCGGTTTCCATAATCCATCACATTACTCCTTCGGGGGCTGGTAGTGCTTGCATACCGGCACCAGCTTGGGCCTGCATGGCCATGGCTTGTGCGATAGCTTGCTGCTGTTGTTGATTGCGCATCTCTTCCATAAGCACGGCTCGCTCGGCTGCGGTGTTGCGCACGGCTGCAGGCACACCTAGCTTGTCGGCAAGGTAGTCCACCAGCACATCAGTCTTGATGACCAGCTGGCCATCGGTGCCCAAGTTCTGAGCAATTTGCATGTACTGCATGATGGAGTTGACCTCTTCCATGTTTTGCGCCATGGCCAGCGGAGCCACTGGGGTGACCTTGACTTCCAGCCCATTGACCCGCAGCGGCATGTCGATCAAGCCGCGCTCGTCCATCACTTCCAAGATCTTGGCGGTGACGGGGATCATGGTCTCGTTGATCAAGCGGCCAAAGGCAGATCCAAGGTTCTGGGCCAACTCCTTCATGCGCTCAACGATTTCGGTGGCCGAGCGTGCGCTCATGTTGTCGGGTGGCAGCGACTCATCCAGCAAGATCCGCTTGATACTTTGAGTCATGTCGTTGATCACCAGCTGGCTCACGTTGAAGTCGCCAGATCGAGGCAGGGCCAGCAGAGCGGGGCCTTGTGAGCCGCCATTGCGAGCCACTGGGATGATGGCTCCCGGCACAATCTTGACAGTGTTGGGGTTAAGCACACCATCATCTGCGGCGGTATATACACCGGCCACAGCCAATGATGCGTTCTTGAGTAGCAGCTCTTTGACCTTGTTCAGCGTCTTGATGTCGGGCAGGGCAGTCATCAATGGGCCACGGCCATAGATCTCGCCAGCCACCTTCATGTACCGGCTGATCACCCACGGGCTCATCTTGCGACGGCGGTAGACAATCTCTGTCTTAGATACCTTGTCGATAACGTGGTAACAGTAGTCGCCACGCTTGTGGTCATAGATCGTGGCCTCAAGCAATTCAATATCATCAGTCGGCTTGTTCTCTATGCGGCGCTTTAGATCGTCTGATATATCTGCGTCTGGCCACTGGCGCTGGATGGACTCACCCTTCATGCGCATGCGGCGGTAGACATTGTCCACTTGGCCGTTGGCACCTTCCTCGTAGCTCACCAAGAACAGGGGCACGGGGATGAAGTTGAGCGGCTGCACATCGTCGCCGGGCTGCACCATCATGCAGGCGGTGCCTACCGCCAGATCCAGCAAAAACTCGCCCATGGCGATGTCAAAGTTGGACTGGTTCAGCATGGTGAACATCTTTTCTTGGTAGACCTCAAGCACAGCTTGGGCTTGCTGCCTGCGTTCTGGCGGGATGTCTGAGCCAGCTTCCAGCTTGGCCCACTTGCGCTGGGGCGGGAATACTACAGACTGCAGCCGATTGGCAAAGCGCTGGGTAGAGTTGATGGCGGTCGAGTCAAAGACGCGCTGCATCTTCTTGCTGCCTGTGGCGCCACCCTCCCATACGCCGTAGAGCTGGCGCTGTGGCAAGGCAAATTCGTAGGCATCTTGGTAGAGCTGCTGGAATTCGTCCTTCTTGGCTTGTGCTGCCACCTGCCGTTTGAGGATCTGCTCTGGTGTCAGGCGCATGCCGCCGGGTGTGTTCTTATCGTATTCCATATCAATCCTTTTGCAATTCGTACTTCTCCAACATATTGCGGCCTTTGGCTGCCAGCCTTGCAGCTGCGCCAGCTGTGCGCGGCACCGGCTCGCCCCACGCATTGGCTGCCAGCGCCAGCCGGGTGGGCTTGCCCTTGTCATCCACCAGTGGGCCACTTGGGTTGGTGTAGAAACGGGTCAGGAATGATCCTTTGCGACGCAGCGCTTGTCCTGCTGGGCTCTTGTCTTTGACACCCGGCTGTAGGTTTTCGCTTTCACCAGAGCTTTCAAACTTGCGCCGACCGGCTTCGGTCAGGCCACCCTCTGGATCTTTGTATTTGCTCACTTCTTTTCTCGCGCCGCAGCCATGTTGTCAACCAAGTTGGGGTAAGGCCTGCCAGCTTTTGCGGCACGACGCATGGCGTTGCGCTTCTCGGCTGATGACATTTCCTTGGGCTTGCCAAGATCTTTGGGCCGAGGCTTGTCCCAGACCTCTTTCACTTCTTTTCCTTGCCAGCCTTAGACATGGCAATGGCCACGGCCTGCTTTGGGTTTGTGACCTTGTCTCCACTTGAGCTTTTCAGCTGGCCAGCCTTGTATTCGCGCATGGTCTTGGCAACTTTGTCTTTCATCTTGCTTGATTTATCGTCATAGTGTCCGGGCATTATTCAGCTCCTTTTAACATTGGTCGGGTCATCTTGCGGGAAACAGCACCAATCCTTGCGGCCCGGCGCTCGCCCACCTCTCGCTTGAATGCGCTCTCAGCTGCTACACGCTTTTTGCCGAACTCACTTTCGTCAAACTTCTCTATTTCTGGCGCAGTTGGCGCGATTGGCAGTGTGGGCGCTTTTTCTGTAAATTTTGGAATTGGCCTTTCCTCGTAATATGTGTATGGCTCTTCCCAATACATAGGGCCTGTATATCCTGTTGTATTTATAGGATTCCAAAATGGATTGTCAATTCGTCTAATTCCTTCTTTTGCTACTACTGGATTTCTTTCTAATTCAGCCAGCACCTCGTTATAGCTATCAAGTTTTTGCTTGTACAAATTTTTCTGAGATTCGTATGTTGGCAACAAAGACTCCCTATAAGTCTTCATCTGCTCTTCAAACGGCTTCATCTTCTCTGTCACGCCAGCTTGATATCCAGTGAATGCAGTCTGATATTCACCAGTGATTGCATCCACATTTGATTTGTATTGCTTGACCAGCCGATCAATATCGGATGTGCTGCGCCGAGCGATCTGGCGTTGTTTGAACTGGGGAAGGGTCGCCATTACTGGATCCTCATGCCTGCGCTGCCCAGATCCATGCTCACACCCAGCTCGGCATCCATGCGTTCACCTGAGAGCAGGGATCTGCGGCCACCACGGGTGCGAGCTCTGAGCGCGGATGCTTCGGCAGCTGCAGCTTTACGGCGCTCTTCGTCGGCTGCGGCCTGCACTTCCTTAGCCTTTTTTTCCATCTCTAGCTTGTTGGTTGCATATTGGGTTTGAGATGTCTCAAACTGCTGGCGAGCGGTGTTGGCTTGCTGCTCAAGGGATGCGCCTTGCTTGGCGTATTCGGCAGTCTGCTTTTGCAGCTCAAGACGCATGGCTGCTTGGTCGGTTTGCTGCTGTGCCAACGCTGCGCGTTGCTGATTTTCAGCATCTCTGCGAGACTTTCGCCCTTCATTGGCAGAGTACACAGTACTAGCCACAATAGCTGTTGCAACCCATGTCATATCATTTCTCCATAATCAAATTGTTTGAATTACTTGTGAATTCCAAATACTCTTCATAAGTTTTTGCAATCACATGATCCTCAACCCGCTCAAGATCTGTCTCTTCAGTTGGGTGGTACGTTGTCCATACGGTGTCTTCAAGCACCAAGACCGCTCGCTTTGTGCCCGGCTTGGATACAAACGTATGCGGTGCCACAAGTTCTTCATACCCAAACTCGGTTGCAACCAAGCACCGTCCCTTTGAAATTGTGTTTACATGCGAATGCTTGTGAATCTTTCCGACAACCAAAGCGCCAGCAGGCATTTGGATTTGTCTCGCATACAGACCCGGCGCAAAGACATGCTCAAGATGGCATTCAACCTGCGACTCTTTGCGCATGACTGACTCCATCTCCAGCACCTTGGTTCTGAATTCTTGACTCACCAAAGCGCCAGCAAACGTATCCATCACAGACACATCAAAATTTGACTCGCCATGTTGCGCTGTATTCATACCAACAGATTCTATTGAACTTTGTACAAGGGGCAATTACTGTATATCGTGGCGATATATAGCTCATGCAAACACATCGAAGTCGGTGCTGGCGCTGGACTGGCCCATGGGTCTGCCACCCAGCTGGTGGGTGCGGGTCATGCGGTTGTACTCACCGCCGCCCAGCATCAGATATCCGAAAGAGTCGCCAATGTGTGAGTGCTCGTTCTTGTTTGGCGCGTCGCGGAAGCGTTCTTGGCCAGCTCCGACCGCCACCCGCTTGAAGTGGTAGCCACCGGCCAGCGCTTTGCGCAGCAGCTTGCACTCGCGGTTGACAATAAGCCCCGGCTTGCCGGTGATCAGGCGCTGCATGGGTGCAGCCGAGGCCTCACGGCGCACCTTGAAGTCGTTGCTGGCCGTGGGTTGTGCTCGCAACCCCAAGGTTTTGAGGTAATCAAAGGCTGTGACCTCATATATCGCATCTCTGGCCATACCAGCTGGGTCACCCCAGATCATCACTTGGTGATTGGGGTAGCGCTGGTTCAGTTCAGCCAGCAGCTGGTGGCCAAAGCGCTCAAGGCCCATGTCAAAGGTCACGATTTCTTGGTGAATCAGCCACCTGCCGTTGGGCAAGCGCTGGCCAATGGTGGCAGCAGGGGTCAAACCAAAGTCAAGCCCCACCTGTATGGGCACATTGGGCTCAATTTCGGTGTCGCCAGACATGGTGCTGTCTTCGTACTCTGGCCAAACAGGCCTGCCTTCTTGCACATAGGTGTATTCCCCACCGGCATAGCACTTGATCCAGTCCAAATTCTTGCCAAGCAGCATTTGCTGGTAGTAGCCGGGCGGCAGGTTGTGGATATTCTCGGCTTTGGGGTTGACCTTCCACCACTTCCCCGAAGCAAAAATGTGATCGTTGGCCTCTGGCATGTCGGGCAAATCTTCAACATCCACGGGCACCACACCGCCGGGCTGCTTAAAGAACTTCCATGCATACTGGCCGGTCATCTTCTCCTTTTCAGCCATGCGGTGCCACCAGTGGTCATCATCCATTGGGTTGGTATCCATCCAGATGCCGTGCCATGTAGCGCCACCATCGCGCTTGGTGGGGTATCGGCCAACCCGGTGGGTCAAGCCATCGATCACGGCCTTGGGCAGCTCACGCGCCTCATTGACCCAAGCGCCTGTCAGCTCCAGCGACAGCAGTTTGCGCACATCCTTGGGCTGGTCCAGTGCCAGGAATATGACCTCACAGTCAATCCCAGCAGCATCACCGCGAGCAGGCAGCCGGATGTGGTGGGTGATGGGAGGTGTCCACAGCATGGGGCCAAACGTGCCTTCTGGGAACAGGTCAAGCCAAGTCTTGATAGTGGTGGTCTTGAGCATGGGGTAGCTGTTCCTGACAATGGCCCACCTGCTGTACCTGACGTTGTCAATCGGGCTTGGCTTTTGTTGCACCGCCTTGATGAAGATCTTGGCTGCACACCCGTAAGACTTCCCCGACCCCACCGGCCCCATGATCCCTTGCACAAAGTTCTTGCTCTGGATGAAGTCGTAGATCACCGGCGACTCGCTGAAGTCTAGGTTGAGGCCAGCCATCGGCACGGTCTTGTCGGACATCTCTTTGGTACGGCTCATCTTCTTGCTCCAGTTGTCTTATCTGTCTCTTGCGCCACATCACTCACCCCGTGGTGCGCTGTGGTGGGTGGGTAAAAAGTTTTGTACCAATAGGCAATGCAGGTTCATGCCACCAAGACATTGTTATGTCTGCCCCTGTTTCACTTGTGACTGTCGCCACAGGCTCTTGGCTTTCCAACTCTGCAATGGCTTGGCGTAGGGATGTTATGGCTTCATCTTCATTAAAAGTTGTTGGCTCATCATGCTCTGCCAATGTTTCTTTCATTGATTCCAACGCTTTGAGCCACTGTTTCAATACTTCAATCATGATTCTCCCCTTGGTGCCACAACATTGATATCAATCACAGACGGCTTCTCGCTGCCGTCATCAGGGTTGTCAAGCAGTCCACTGGCCTTGGCCAGCAATCGCAAGACACCCACCTTGTCATACAGCTCAATGTCCAGCGTGGAGTACACATTGCCCTCAGAGTCTTTCTTGCTGTTGACCTTGATCGACTTGATCGCATGCAGCGCGTGCTCTGGTATATCGCTAGACCGCTTGACAGTCACATTGCCCTGCTCATCCCAAGACATGATGTCTGTCAGCTTGGTGTTGGCCATGCTCAGCAACGCATAGGCCACAGCCTCTTTGTTGGCCATGATGGTGGTCGACCTCTCCAGCCTGCGCTGCACAGACCTCACCCCACCCCAGTTGGTCAAGGGAGGGATCACGGTTGACTTAGTCCTTGCCATCAGAACGGTATATCGTCATCATTGTCTGGCACCACAGCCTTTGGCTGCGGCTGGGGAGCAGCAGCAAACACAGGCGCAGCAGACCCGGCACCAGCGCTGCTTATCTTGGCCTTGCCCACCTTGAGCTTGAACCAAACCGTGCCGTCAGGCTTCTTGTTGACGTAGACATCAAGGAAGTGCTTCGTGCCATCAGGCATCACAAACGTGCCCTTGTAGTCACCATGCCACGCCTCAGTCTTCTCAGCGTTCTTCCACGCCTTGCCCTCACTAGGCTTAATCTCGTTGTCGTTTGTCATAAAAGTCCTTTACATCATTGTCGTTGAAAAACTGGGGAAAATTTCTGGATGGGCCCCGTACGCTACGGTGTGGGGTGGGGGGGCAAGGGTCGCGTTCCGTGCGCGTCACCGTGGGCGGTACGCCTGCGCACCCGCTGGCGCATATATGTTGAGGCCTGCGGCTACCAGAAGCCAGACACCCCTTGACGCACCAGCCCTGTACAAAATCCATACGTTCGTTTGATGGATGTACCCATGGGATCACAAGGCCTACAAGGCGCTTAGCAGCTGACTGGCTACCTGCGTACCAACCTGCCCTTGATCGTGGCTGGAAGGCCTGCTGCCGTGGCTTGGCGGGGCATCCAATCATCTGGCATCTGCCTGCAACTGCCGGATCCCAGCCATCAGGATTGCCGAAGTGGGCGTGATCCCCTCGGCTCGGTACAGCGGCAGCAGGGTGTCGAGCGCGTCCCTGATCTGCTGTGCAGACATGCCGTCGCTGACAAGTTGTTGCAGATCTTGGTTGTGCAGAACAGACATGTCTGCTTCTTCTTTTAAGTTAACTTCTTCACATGTTGTCTTGTTCTTGTGTTCTCTACAACCCTCAGAGGTTGTGCCATAAACCCCTTTAGGTTGTATCTGGGCAGAGTTATCCACAGGCGCTGGTTGTGCTTGTTTGCTGTCTTGTTGTACAACCTCTGGGGGTTGTGCCTGTGCTCCCTTGGCTTGTGCCTTTTGGATGGCTGCTTTCATGTTCCTGACTGTGACTGTTTCGCCTGACTTGGGCATGGTCTTGATCCTCTTGGTTGGTTGCTTGAGTACTTTGCTGATGGCTTGGGCGACTCTGCGTTGGCCCTCTGGATCTGGTTTGTCTGCTTCCATTGCTTGCTGCTCCTTCATGTAGGGTGGCCTTGTGTCTTCGATGGCGCTGGTGATGCTGACTGCGTCATCGGCGCTGATGGTTGGGTCGAAGATGACACGCCATGTGGTGTGCCTTGCGCCGGGCATGGGCTTCTTAAGTACTTCAAGGTAGCCTGCCTTGGTCAGCTTGACAAGGTGCTTGCTGATGGCTTGCTGGCTGATGCCGAGCCTGTCAGCCATGGTCTTTTGGCCAACCCAAGTGATGCCAGACCTGTTCATGTAGCTGCAGATCAGAATGAATGACCTGATCATGCCGGGTGTCAGCTGCTTGTCGGTGCATGCTCGGATCGGGATGACCGCGATCTTGCGCTGGTCCGGCACGGGTGCCTGCTCCTTGATCCTTGGCCGCTTGGGCATGTTGAAGTGGACTGGCTCAGTCATCGCGTTCACTTGGATGCCTTCCATAGCTTGGTGACGTTGGCTGCCAGCTCATTGGCTGCTTGCTTGCCACGCCTGTCCTGTACGCCCAAGATGTAGTCCCGCCTGCTGATCTGCGGTGTCTTCTTGCGCCGTCTGTTGACCGTGACCGGCAAGGTGTCGAGCACCCACTTGGCCTCGGTGTATGCGCGGTAGGCCTCGCTGTAGCTGCCCACCTTGGTGCCGTCAGGCAGCGTGATGAGCTTGGCATCTGGGTGAACCCTGCCGCATTGTGGGCAGGCCAGCTCATCTGCCAAAGACACGGTTGATGATCCTTGCGCCAAGC